AGAACGTGCGCGTCACCGGCAAGAAGTCCACCGAGGAGCGCATAGCCGAGGCCGAGGCCGAGCTAGAGCGCCTGCGTTCGCTATAATGGACGGCGGTCGCGCCTTGTTTATCGGTACAATTGGTGGCTGCGTTCCGTTGCGTCGGGCTCCGCGTCCAACGTGTGCTATGTCAACAACAACGGCAATGCCAACTACAACTCGGCGACGAACGTCTGGGTTCGCCCTCGCCCCGGATTCCCTTATTGCCAGACCGAGTAGGCCCCAGGGCCGAAAGCAGAGCGCGAAGAGGAAGGAAGGCGCGACCGTCGGGCATGCGCCCGTAAATACGCACCCCGCGAGGGTGGCCGGACGCTGCTTGCATGGCGCGGCGCTCCGTGGCTTCGCCGCGTTTCATGGCCATACCTCAAGCGGCTGCCAGAGCCACATTGCAAGCCGCGCGGGGTGCCTCCTGTGAACTCCGAGCAAAGGCGGGCGGCGCGCCGCAAGCGCCGCGAGGAGAAGCGCGCGCAGGCCAAGGGCGAGCGCGTCAAGGCGTGCACGCTTGATACCGTGGCCGACCTCAACAGCCTGTGCAAGGCCTCGAAGCAGGCCGCGCGGGGCGTCATGTGGAAGTCGTCCACGCAGAGGTACATGAGAAGCTACCTGCGCAACGCCGTCCTGTCCCGCCGCGACCTTTTGGAGGGGCGCGACATATGCCGGGGCTTCATACGGTTCGACCTGTGGGAGCGCGGAAAGCTGCGCCATATCAGCGCCGTGCACTTCCCCGAGCGCGTGGTACAGAAGTCCCTGGCACAAAATGCGCTCGTGCCCGCGATCGTGCCCACCCTCATAGCCGCCAACTCCGCGAACATAAAGGGACGCGGCACCGACTACGCCCTGAAGCTGCTCAAGCGCCACCTGGCCGACCACTGGAGGCGGCACGGCCGCGAGGGCTACATCCTCCTGGGCGACTTCTCCGACTACTTCGCGCGCATAGCGCACCAACCCGTCAAAGACCAGGTGGCCTCCGCGCTGCTAGATCCGCGCGTGGTCGCCTTGGAGCACCGCCTGATAGACGCGCAGGGCGATGTGGGCCTGGGGCTGGGCAGCGAGCCGAACCAGATATGCGCGGTGGCGCACCCCAACCGCATCGACCACTACGTGGCCGAGATGCTGCGCCCCGAGGCCTACGGGCGCTACATGGACGACTTCTACCTGATCCACGAGTCCAAGGAGTACCTGCAAGTGTGCCTTCTGCTGATAGGGCGCGAGTGCGCGAAGCTCGGCATCGCGCTGAACCCGCGCAAGACCCGCGTGGTGAAGCTGACGCGCGGCTTCACGTGGCTGAAGAAGCGCATCTTCTACACCGAAACGGGCCGCATCGTCATGAAGCCGTGCCGCGACTCCATCACGCGCGAGCGACGCAAGCTGAAGAAGATGGCCCGCATGGTGGCCGAGGGGGTCATGACGCCCGAGCAGGTGCAGCAGAGCTACCAGAGCTGGCGCGGCGGCATGGCTCACTTGGACGCGCACCGCAGCATGCTGGCCATGGACGCGCTGTACCGCAGCCTGTTCGAAAATCTCGCGGGGGGGGGTTGCTCAATGCAACCAAGCCCGAGAGACGATTCGGGCGGAACGCCCTCGCCATAGTGGAAGGGCGGCAACTCAAAACGGCGGCCTAGACGGGTCGAAAACGAAATAACCAAGACAGCGAAGGCGTGCTGCGGCGCGCCTTCTTTCTTCGCGCCCGCCCAAACGGCCAGGCAATCTCACGGCGCTAATACGATGGCGGCACATTCCCCGATAAGGAAGGAGTCCGCATGGACACTGAGGAAGACATGCCGCGCCCCGACGAGCTTCGAGACGGCACCCTGGCCGAGGTCAACGCCCTGCGCGACCTGCTGTCGCAGATCGGCGACCCCGATGCCGCGCACGACGCGGGCGTTATCGACGATGACGAGTACGTGGAGCGGAAGGCGCGAAAGCTCGCCTACACCTCCGCGCTCGCCGCCTACGCCAACGGCGAGGCGCCCGACCTCCCGGCGCTGCTCGAACAGATGCGCGAGCAGGCGTCCCAGCCGACGCAGACCGAGACCAACACAGCGAACATCGACTACCTGCTCATGACCGTGGGAGGTGACCAGTAATGGCTACGAAGAAAACCGTTGAGCATTCCAAGCACTTCGCGAAGGTCAAGAAGTACTACGACAAAGACCTTTGGAGCAAGGCGCGCGTCTACAAGGCTGTCGAGTGCAAATGGATCACCGCCGACGAGTACAAGGAAATCACCGGGGAAGAGTACGCGGAGGCCGAGTAATGGACATCGAGGCGGTAGCCCTCACGGCTTTCGTTTCAGGCCTCGTCGGCGCTGTCGTCTCGGGCATCGTGGCCGCGCTGAAGTCGCAAGGCAAGAAGGCCGTCGAGCGTTCCGAGGAAGAACGGGCCACCGACGAGGCCGTGAAGATGGGCATGCGGGCGCTTCTTTGGCGTGAGCTGAAGAACATCCACGAGCAGGCCGTCAAGCAGCACGGCCTCACGGTCGCCGACCGAAAGCACCTCGAAGGCGTCTACGCCGCCTACCACGGGCTGGGCGGCAACGGCACGGGAACGCGCCTCTACACGGACGCGATGAATCAGCCCGTTATCGACTAGGAAGGAAACGAAATGAGCGCAATCCAAGCAGCCCTGACCGTGGTGACGGTTCTAGTGGTTCCGTACCTCGTACAGGCGATCAAGACCAAGGCCATGAGCGGCAACGCCGCCCGATGGGTCGCAATCGCGGTTTCCGCCCTGTGCGGCGCGCTGACCGCGATGGCGAACGGCATCCCGACCGACCCCAGCGCATGGGTGACTTCCATCTTCGCCTGCGTCGGCGGCGTGCAGGTAGCCTACGCCGCCTTCAAGGCCGTGGGCGTCACGTCGAAGTGGCTCGACTCCCTTCTGGCGCTCGGCGACGTGAAGAAGGAGGGCTAGCCATGGACGACGATACCTTCGAGGAGCTTAACGACGGGAGGGGCGACGATGACCAAGAGTAATCTCTGCACCTACGCCAACATCACAGGCAACCGAAACAGCGGGCGCTCGGGCAACCGCGTTTGCAAGATCACGCCGCACTACATGGCGGCGCATTGGACGGGCAGGCAGTGCGCCGACTACTTCGCCGCCACCGCCCGCCAGGCAAGCTCGAACTACTGTATCGGCTACGACGGCGACATCGCAATGAGCGTGGACGAGGACGACCGCGCCTGGACTTCCGCGAGCAAGTGGAACGACGACCGCGCCATCACCATCGAGTGCGCGAACAACGCCGACTCCTCGCTCACCGACGCCACGTGGGCCGCGCTCGTCAACCTGTGCGCCGACATCTGCCGCCGCTACGGCTTCCGCCTCGCATACGACGGAACGCGAAACGCCACGCTTACCGAGCACCGCATGTTCTCATCGACCGATTGCCCTGGCGCGTGGCTGCATGCCCGTATGGGCCAGCTCGCATCCGAGGTGAACGCGATCCTCGACGGAGGCAGCGCTCCTGCTGTCGCACCGTCTGCCCCAGCGGAGCAGCCGAGCGCCAGCGGCAAGGAGGGCACGGGGTTCAACGGAACCTACCGCTGCACGGTCGATTGCCTCAACGTGCGCGACGCGCCGTCGCTTTCAGGCTCCGTAGTCGCCTCCTACGGCAAGGGCGAGACGGTCAACCTCGACGACTGGTACTGCATCGCAGACGGCTACGTCTGGGGACGCTACACCAGCAATAGCGGCCATACGCGCTACATCGCCGTGGGCAAGCCCACAGGCGGATACGACCCGAACGACTTCCTCGTGCGTGATGGCACGGCGCGGGCACAGGCGGGTCACTCGGCCGGCACCTACCGCATCTGCGTGGATGCCCTCAACGTTCGCTCCGGCGCGGGCACGGGCTACTCGACCGTGGCCACCTATCATCGCAGGGAGACCGTTGCACTCGATGGCACGTTCGCATCAGCCGACGGCTATGTTTGGGGCCGATACACGGGTGGTTCCGGCTACAAGCGCTGGATCGCCGTCGAAACCGCCTCTGGCGAGAAGTACGCCGAGAGGGTGTAG